TGCTGAGCCAATCAACCTGCGCTCGTGGTTGGCAGAGCAGGCGGCAGGCGTACTGTGCTTTGTTGGCCTTAAAAACGGCAAGCTTAATTTAGAGCCGGCTCTTCCTTACGACTCTAATTACGAGATCAACGCCAGCGAACCAGTGCTAATTTCAGCGATGTTTACGGGCGGCAACATCATTGAAGACAGCCTCGAAATCACGTGGCTTGAGCTTGAGGAGCGCAAGATGTTTAAGTCAGCCATTATTTATAGAGAGTCTCAGCTCAATGAGTTTCCTGAGGAAAAAACGCTGATTGCGCATTACAACGGCGACCAGGATCTTCCCATTGAGCAGTTTGATGCGCCGTTTATTACAAGCGATGAGCACGCGCAGAAGGTTGCTCGTTACTTTTTGGCGCTGCGTAAATACCTCACTCATACAATTACGTTTAAGACACTGCCCTGGGGCTTAAACCTAGAAGCAGGGAAGTTTATTCGTGTTGCTACAGAGCTGAGTCCGTATCGCCCAGACAACAACGGCATCGTCACTGCTGATGGAACGGTGGTCTCTGTCTCAGAGCTTGCTGACGGCAGCCATGACGTTTACTTCTGGCAACGTCGCACAGGAGAGGCGCAGGACGCGGTTCAAGAGGGATCGCTAGAAATCAGCGGCGGCAAGGCGCAAAACCTGTTCGATTCAGTGTTTAGCGTGAAAGGCGGCAGCCATGCAGACGAGCAGATCTATCAAATCGAAGCCCTAGACATTGATCAAGATGGCATTGTCACGATTAAGGCTGGGAATTATGCCGTTGACTCTGAGGGCCGCAGCAAGATCGCAATCGACGTGATCGACACTGCTGGCGCGATTACACTGGTGGGACCGCCAGATGAAGACTGATGGCCTTTCCTACTCATAAGCCCAGCGGTCGTTCTTTTGACGCTGGTGATTACTCCTATAAAACGTTCAAATCGCAGTCAGGCAAAGAAGTTCGGATTCTGTATGGGGACAAGCGCACTGGCATGAAATTACAGCTGCAGTATCAAAATATCGACGACACTGCAGCGGATGATTTCATCGCACATTACGACGACGTCAAAGGCGGTTTTGAGACGTTTACTCTTCCCACAGAGTTTCGAGCAGGCTTTGAAGGCACTGCGACAAGTATCGACGCAGCGACTGGTAACAAATGGCGCTATGACTCTGCCCCGCAGCTAACGCAGGTGCGTCCTGGGATTAGCACTGTTACAGTAAATCTGATTGGCGTGCTCTGATGGCGAAGGTCTACAGCGGCAGAGACGGCGTAATGCAGCTTGCTGGCACGACCCTTGCCAAAGTGGTTAATTTTGCTGTGTCGAGCAACCTAGAGACGCTCGAAACCACAACCTTGGGAGATGGCGTTAGAAGCTATAGCCCCGGCGTGACAGGCTATTCAGGTAGCGCAACCTTGTTGTATTACAAGGACGACGCCAGTGCTATCAACACGACTAACCTGCTAAACAAGATTTATAAGACTGGTACGTCAGGTGTCAGCAGTTCAGACACCGTCGAGCTGACATTCCGGTGGGTTGATGGAACGGATAACAACGACATCAAGCTGACGGCTTACATAACTAGCGCAAACATTGGAGCGGCAACTGGCGATATTGTGCGAGCCGAGATTGCGTTCCAAGGCACTGGAGCACTGTCTACTGTCACAGTCTGATGAGCGTTTATCTTGGTACGCATGGAGAGATTGAGCTGCAACGGCAGTTTGATGGCAGTGAGCTGAGGTCTACGATTAACCCCTCAGATGTTAATGCGACTAAAAAACGATTTAGTTTTGATTTTGAGCATGGCCAGCTAATTAGCGGCGACCAAATTGAGATTACGAGTACCGATGGAACGGCGCTTGATTTTATCGACAGCTATACAAAAACTAGCGTTAAGAAGTTTATTCACGTTGACGAGCTAGACGGCATCAGGCTTTACGACTCGTTTGCCAATGCAGTCAATGGTGGAACGACGAACGCTACTGCCCTCGCTACGCCTGCAAACGATCTGCCTATCAAGGTCAAAGTTGAAAATGCAGAGTACAAGGTGTTGGCGCAAGTCAACGGATTTGAGCTGAACACTGAGCGTGAAACTGTAGACACCACCACACTGTCTGACGAATTTCGTAGCAGGATTAGCACTTTAATGTCTGGTTCGGGCCGGATTTCTGCATTCTGGGAATACACCGGGAACACCAGTCAAGAGCTGCCAAATTATTTAGTTGAGCTTTCGCTGCGTACTCGTGTAGGCAGCCAATTTAAAGCGCGTTTTTACATCAAAACGACAAGCCACAATCCTGGCGGTGTGGCCGCTAACGATAACGATGCAATCTTTTATGAATTTACTGGTGTGTTGACTGGTTGTGCTGTCCAGTTCGCTCCAGACAACACTGTGCAGATTCAAGCGGATTTTATTAGCACTGGAACGATTCAACTAAGGATGGACCTTGAAGTGGCTAGCAAGCTGCTTCAAGAGAATACGGATGAGATTCTGCTTGAGCAGGGCACAACAGACGCAATCCTGCTGGATCCATAGTTCTGACGGCTCTATGATGAGCCCATCGTGGTTCATGCGTAGGGTTTCATGGCTGACCTTAAGATCAGTGCCCTTAACAGCCTTGCTGGGGCTGATCTGGTCGCAGCAGACGTGGTTGCTGTCGTTGACGACAGCGCAAGTGAAACCAAGAAGCTAACGGTCAGTGATCTAATTGCAAACGGCACAACGCTGATCTCTGACGCAACAATTCCAAGCGCCAAGATTCTGTTTTCCGCTGGAGCGATTGACACTGCAGAGCTGGCAGCGTCTGCGGTCGAAACTGCGAAGATCAACGACTCGGCTGTAACGGCAGCCAAGTTGGCAGATAACTCCAGTGTGACGTTGGTGTCAACGTTGCCTGCGTCTGGCGACTTTACTGGTCAGATCGCTCTGGATACTGACGACGACAAGATTTACATTTGGGACGGATCCGCCTGGGATTCAGTCAAAGGTGCCGGTTCGATCAACGTCGTCAACGGCAGCACTAGCGGCATCGTCAACATCACCACGTCTACCAGTGGTGACACAGTCACTGTCAGCACGTCTTTAGACGACACCTCTGCTGCAGCCAACTTCCTTGCCGGTCCGACTGGTGCTGGTGGAACGGTTGGCTATCGCGCTATTGCGGGAAGCGATCTGCCTAAAGCCACAACCTCTACGAAGGGCGCTGTCGTCGTCAATGGCAATGGCCTGACGATGAGCAATGACGAGATTCAAATTAACAACAGCGTTACACCCGAAACAACGAACCATCACGTTGTTCAATATGACGCCAATGGTCTGATCACGGCTGGCCGTGCCATTCCTGGGGCTGACATCCCATCAGCAACGTCTTCTGTCAAAGGTTCTGTCTTTCCTGGAACTGGCCTTGCTGTAACTGGTGCAGGTGAGCTGAATCACAGCAACAACATCACGGCTGGAACGTTTACGAAAGTCACGGTTGACACTGAGGGTCACGTCACCGCCACAACAGATCTAGCTGCTTCAGACATTCCTGATCTGCCAGCAACCAAAATTACGACAGGCACTTTGCCAACGGAGCGTGTTGCTAATGACGCGATCACTGCAGACAAGCTTGCTAATGAATCAACCACCAAGTTCATTGGTGCGGGCGCTACTGACAATGTCGTGACATTTCCCGACGGGGACTTCAAAGGTCAGTTCGCATACGACGAGAAGAACGAAGATCTGTACGTCTATACCGGAAATTCCTTCATCCCTATCACCGTTATCAGCGGCAACCTTGTTAACGCTGGAACGTATAACGCCAGCACTAATTTGATCAGCAGTGTCACAACTGCGGGCTCTGCTGCAGGTTTTACGAGTGGTGGTTCGTTGCCGACACCAGCAACTACCAACCTGAACTATTACGTCGTGGTGGATACGAGCGGCACTGGTTCAGGTGCTGCGCCTAGTGTTTCACTAGCTCCTCCTGACATGCTCGTGTCTTTGGGCACAGGAGCAACGTTCCAGTTGGTGGACGTTTCAAACGCTATTGCTGGCCAAACTGCAGCAAACATTTCTGTTGTTCCGGTTGGTTCGATTGCAGCAACTGATGCTCAGGCTGCAATTCAAGAACTTGACACTGAAAAGCTGGCAAAAGCTGGCGGCACGATGACCGGCAACCTTGAACTGGGTGATGGCATTGTCATTGTCTTTGAAGGTGCGACGGCTAATGATAACGAAACCACGCTGACTGTTACTGATCCCACGGCTGATCGGACAATCACGCTGCCTGATGAGACCGGTACGGTCCTGACTACTGGTGCTAGCGGCGTCGTGACGAGCACGATGATCACTGACGGCACGATCGTTAACGCTGACATCAGTGCATCTGCTGAGATTGCTGTTAGCAAGCTGGCGAACGGTACTGCACGTCAGTTGCTGCAGACCGATTCGACGGGTGCAGATGTTGAGTTCACCAGCAATATCGACGTCCCTGGAAGTTTTGACTGCACAGGCGCTGGCACGTTCGATTCAAGTTTGACC